GGTTTTGACGGATGGGACATCTATAGGGAATATAGAAGTAACGAAGATAGATTCCAAATTGGTAGAGCTGGCTTTTTAAGAGGAGCGTGTCCAACAACAAGATATCCTAACGCATCAGGATGGGGATCATTTAAAGAAATATCTTTAGGTGACGGAACTCAAAATTTTGCAAATACCGACTACTACGCATACTTGTTAGGACAACAAACATTTGCTAATCCAGAATCAACTAATATTAATGTATTTGTAACACCTGGTATTGATTATGTTAATAACAGTAATTTGGTTGAGGACGCCATTAATATGATTGAGTTTAATAGAGCGGATTCATTATATATTTGTACAACCCCAGACTATGATCTTTACTTACCAACAACTACTGGTGGGGATGGATTAATTTACCCAACTGAGGCGGTAGATAACTTAGATAACACAGGAATTGACTCTAACTATACCGCAACTTACTATCCTTGGGTATTAACAAGAGACAGCGTAAACAACACACAAATTTATATTCCACCAACAGCTGAAGTTACAAAAAACTTGGCATTAACTGACAACATTGCATTCCCTTGGTTCGCAGCGGCAGGTTACACTCGTGGTATAGTAAATTGTATTAAAGCTCGTAAGAAGCTAACTCAAGAAGATAGAGACATTCTTTATAACGGAAGAATTAACCCAATTGCAACCTTCTCTGATGTTGGAACTGTAATTTGGGGTAATAAAACTCTACAAGTTAGAGAGTCTGCTCTTGATAGAATTAATGTTAGAAGATTGTTATTACAAGCACGTAAATTGATTTCAGCGGTGTCCGTGAGGTTATTGTTTGAACAAAACGACGCACAAGTAAGACAAGACTTCTTAAATGCGGTGAATCCAATCTTAGATGCGATTAGAAGAGACAGAGGTCTTTATGACTTTAGAGTAACAGTTTCTAGTGATCCTGAAGATTTAGATAGAAACCAAATGACCGGTAAGATTTATATTAAGCCGACTAGAGCTTTAGAATTTATAGATATAACCTTCTACATTACTCCAACTGGAGCATCGTTTGAGAATATATAAATCGGTTTAAAATACAAACACAAAAGAAAGGGGTATCGAAAGTTCCCCTTTTTTGTTAAACAAACTATTTATTATTATGAATTATAAAAATACGGTAAGAGAAATCATTAGTGAGATTATTCACGATCAGATGACCCCTACTATGAAGTATTATGCTTTTGATTGGGATGACAATCTAATGTATATGCCAACCAAAATATACTTAAAGGATGATAAGGGAAATTCTGTTGGTATGTCTACCGAAGATTTTGCGGAATATAGAACTAAGATTGGTGAAAAACCTTTTAAATATGAGGGACATACTATAGTTGATTTTGATGACAATTCTTTTAAAAACTTCAGAGTTCCTGGAGATAAGTTATTTATGAAAGATTCTATGACGGCTGAAACAGGACCTGCTTGGTCTGATTTTGTTGAGGCGGTTAATAACGGGTCAATTTTTGCAATCGTTACAGCAAGGGGACATACCCCATCTGTGATCAGAAATTCCATTTATAATTTAATAAAACAAAACAAAAACGGAATATCTTCAAGTGAGTTAGTTAAAAATCTTAAAAAATATAGAGAATTATCAGATGAGGATGATTTATCCAATGATGAACTAATAAAAACATATTTGGATATGTGTAAATATTATCCTGTAACTTTTGGTGAGGGTTCAGCTGCGAATCCAGAAGAATTAAAAGTTAAATATATGAAAGAATTTATGACATATGTTAAACAAATGTCCCATCAACTACAAGAGAAAGCTTTTATGAAGAATAAAATAAGTAATTATTTTAACCCTTTTATTGGTTTTTCAGATGACGACATAAGAAATGTGAATACAATGAGAAAAAATTTTCCAAATAAAGATGAATTAAAGATTTATGCTACATCTAAAAAAGGAAAAGAAGAATATGAATAATATTTAATAACTGGATCTAGTAATAAGATATTTTAAAAAAAAGTGGAAGTAAATAGAAAAAAAAATTATTACATGTATTTATAATAAAAAATAAACAAAAAAAATAAAAAAAGAAATTATGGCTGATTTACTAATGAAAATGCCGATACCCTACGAACCTAAAAGGGAAAACCGATGGATCTTAAGATTTCCTTCGTCACTTGGAATAAATGAGTGGTATGTAGAGTCCACGGCAAGACCTGCTCTTACAATTGTGGCAACTGAAATTCCATTTTTAAATACATCTACATATGTGGCCGGTAAATTTACTTGGGGAGAATTAGCGGTAACTTTTAGAGACCCTATTGGTCCATCAGCATCACAGGCATTAATGGAGTGGATTCGTTTATGTGCTGAATCTGTAACAGGACGAATGGGATATGCTGCTGGTTATAAAAAAAATATTGACCTTGAGATGTTAGACCCAACAGGAGTTGTTGTTGAAAAATGGATTTTAGAAGGGGCTTTTTTATTAAAATATGATGGTGGACAATTAACATACGCCAGTGATGGTTTAGCTAAAGTAACAAGTTCTATAAGAATGGATCGTTGCATATTAGTATATTAATTTTTTAATAAACAATATTATTAATTCCTATATGTTTTTATGTGTAGGAATTTTTTTTTGTAAAAGTTATTTGAGTATTATTTAATATTTACAAAAAAACATATGTTAATTATGTTTAAATTAAAAAAAATATGGAACAAGATGCTTACACGGCAGGACAAGCCGATTTCAATTTACCACACGATGTTATAACACTACCTTCTGGAGGGATCTTTTATAAATCTAAAAAGAAAACCATTAAAGTTGGTTATTTAACTGCGTTTGATGAAAACATAATTGCCGAAGCTGACTATAAACAAAGTATTCAAGAAAGTATAGTTCTTCCTTTGCTTAGGAATAAAATTTATGAAAAAGATTTAAGACCTGAAGAATTAGTTGACGGAGACGTTGAAGCAATACTTTTATTTTTAAGAAACACGTCTTTTGGTCCCGAATATCCAATAACCGTAAGTGATCCGAATACAGATAAAAAATTCACATCAACAATTTTGTTGGATGAATTAAATATTAAAAAACCAAAAAATACACCAAATGAGGAGGGTTTATTTGAAACAACTCTTCCTGTGTCTAAAAAACAAGTTAAATTAAAGATTTTAAATATATCTGACAAGATTGAAGTAGAAAGAATTTTAAAATCATATCCTATTGATAGAACAGCACCATCAATAACAACAAAATTATCTTTAATTATTGTATCTCTTGATGGTAATACAGACAAGGGACATATAGGAACATTTATTCAACAAATGCCAATTGCCGATTCTAAATATGTTAGAAGATTTATTGCCGAAAATGAACCAAGATTAGACTTATCAAAAGAAATTATCGCCCCGTCTGGAGAAAAAGTAATGATCGACATTACTTTTGGGGTGGAATTTTTTCGGCCTTTCATATCATTATAAAACAACAATAATTGACGAATTTTATTATTTTTCAAGAATCTTTAGAACCCAATATTCTGAGTTTATTAATATGCCAACTTATGTGAGAAAATATTTGATCAATAAATATGTTGAGGATAATAAAAAAACACAATAAAAGTATTTATTAATTAAACTAATATATGGGATTTTTTTTTCAGATAACTGGTCCTAACAGTATTCCGTTGGTTCAAGAAGGTTTAGGGGGAACATCCGCTGATTTTGATAAAAACGCATATACTTTAAATGTTGGCGCCATGGGCGCAAAACTTGACGAACAATTTCAAGGATTACTTAAAGCTATTAATCCGTTAGACACCGATATTTTTGCAGAGTTAGAAACATATGCAAATAGCGTTCAATCTGCCTTTGGTTTATCTAAAGAAAGAGTTGACGAGTTTAAAACTACTATTGCTGACGCAGCACCTGAATTAGCCAAATTAGGTATTCAAGACCAAGAAATTGCCAACAATTTAATTTCAATTATGGATGGTCTTGGAGGAGCGGCTAGTGTTAGTAAAGAGGC